TATGGGCCAAAACTCGATCGGCAAAGTTGGCGGCATGGGCTACAACAACATGAACGTCATGGGTTTGCAATTAGTTGTTGATAACAACTTTGCATCCGGCACGATGCTTGTTGTTTACGCACCGGGCTTTGAGATCTACGAGGCTCAACAAGGCATCTTGTCAGTGGACAATCCATCCACACTGAGCAAGACGTTCTCTTATTACGGTTACTTTTCGACATTTGTTGCCAAGTCATCGTTTATTCAGGGCATCGTAATCGCTTAGTCTGTAGCGGACTTAGACCGCTATGGCAACTTACACAACAGCCAGTAAACAACTACTGTCTAACTACGCGTGCATAAGCACGCTTGAAGAAGCAGAAATTGTTGTAGGCGAAAGCATCACAGTTAGTGGATTGGCTGCGCCGTTTGCAGGCACATTTAAAGTGCTTGACTTACCGCAGTACGAGTTTACAGGTGTTGACTCAACAACTGGCGAATTTCAATTTAATCCAAACGTGGCTAGACCTAACCAGATTATTTACGCCTGCACAGGTACAAGCGTAAATTATGTTGTTGATTACACAGGCAGTGTTGTACACAACCAAAACTGCACGTGGGTCACAACGGCCGAACTGATCACATATTTGGGCGTAACGATTACTAATCCGTCAGACGATTACACGCTTGCTACACAAGCACGAAGCGCTGGCAACGATTTCTGTTATCGCCGCCGGCAAGAGGCAGGCTATTTTGACAGCCTTACCACGTCACCGGGGCACGATGTCACGCTGGGCACGCTTATGTATGCAGCAGCTCTTTGGCGTTCACGTGGCAGCATCGAGACAGCGTTTGCAGCGTTTGACACAATGGGCACACCAACCCAGCAATCTTTAACGCCAATAGTTAAGCAATTGTTGGGCATCCCCCGACCAGCGGTTGCCTAATGCCTGCACCGTACACAGACCTACTAAACGAGGCCATAGACGATGTAGCAGCCACGCTAACGGCCGTAACTGCGCTAAGGGTAGTAACAGACCCCACCAAACTTGTGCCCAACTGCGTGTTTCTATTAGCGCCAAGTTTTACGACCTACGGCGGTAACGGCAACATTGTGACTATGGATTTTCCGCTTAAAGTTGTTGGCTCTGGGCCTGCAGGTCTGCCAGTGTTACGCGAGATTTTAAGCATTGTCGCATTAGTGCTGGCATCCGCCGTAATCGTGCTAGACGGCAGACCCGGCTCAATTGACATTGGTGGCGCGTCTTACCCGTGCTATGACCTAACAGTGAAAGTGCAGGCACAAACCGCATGATCTATACCATCGCATCCAGCAAACTTGGCATTGTCGGTGATCCGTTTATACCTGACGAGGGCATCAACGTGGCAGCGTTGTTGTCTGGCGGTTTCATTGTTGAGCAATCCACACCTAAACCTAAAAAACCTGCTAAAACTAGTACAGACACCAACGAGGAGATTTAACCCACATGGCTACCAGCACTTACCTATCTAACCCGTTAGTCACGGTTAATGCCGTTGACCTTACCGACCAGACCAGCGCAGCCAATTTGACCCGCGTCATCGAGGCGTTGGAAAGCACATCGTTTGGCAAGACCGCACGCGTTTACACGGCTGGCCTAGAAAACAGCACATTGACTTTGACAATGTACAACAGTTTTGCTGCCACAGAGACTTACGCAACATTGGCTGCATTAGTGGGCACATCCACAACAGTCAAGATCAAGCCAACAAGCGCAGCTACTAGCGCAACTAACCCAGAGTCAACACTCACGGGTTGCTACCTAGAAACCTTGCCAATTGTCAACGCCGCACTAGGCGCGCTTGACACAATTGACATTACGTTTACTGGTGGCGTTTACAGCGTTGCAGTAGCGTAACTAATCACAGCCGGCAACGGCCCGACACAAGGCAGGCAATATGCGTATCAAACTTAAGTTGACCCGTACGACCAATGCAGAGCCAGAGTACCTGTACACCACGTTGTTCAGCATTGCGTTATGGGAAGAGAAATTTAACAAGAAACCACTTGACGCACAGAACTCTGGGTTTCGAGATTGGTCGTTTTGGGCTTACACATTGCTAAAGGTCAAAGGCGAAAAACTGCCCGATGACTTTATGGACTGGCTAAAAGAAAACCCTGAAATGGATGTTTTACCAGAGGCAGATGTGACTAACCCAAACCCTACGGACGCGGCACTTATCGACGGCAACTAGCCGAAGTTTGTGCCGCAACAGGTTTCTGGCCTGAACAACAAATACCGTTTGGCACGCGCGACTTGCTCACAGTGATTACAGTTATTAACGAGCAGGGAAAGCGGTAACAATGTCGGCAACTACAACAATCCAAGTGGTAGGCGTAAAAGAAACTATTAACGCGCTCAAAAACATTGACCCACAACTGCAAAAAGACTTTAGAACGCAAGCCAACGAGATTGCTAAACCAGCAATTAACGCAGCAAAAGACGTGTACAACCAAGTGCCGTTGTCTGGTATGCAATACAAATGGTCTAGCAAAGGCCGTCAAGTATTTCCGTTTACCGTTGCCAAAGCCAAAAGCGGTGTGCGCCTACGTATTGACACCCGGCGCAACGCGGTAGGCGTAATTCTTATTGAGCAAAAAGACCCAGCAACAGCAATCTTTGAAACCGCTGGCCGTGCTAACGCAAACAAACTTGGCGATCAGTTGGGTTTTGTTGGCGCTGGCCGCACTCGACTTATCGGGCCTGCCGTTTATAAAGCGCGTAAAAGCGTAGAAAAAGAAATGGAAAAGATGATTTTAGAGACAGCAAGCGTAGTTAGGCGGTCGCTCTAATGCTGTCTATTCCAATCATTTCAGAGTTTGACGGCAAAGGTGTTTCTAAAGCAATCAAACAATTTAAGCAACTAGAAACAACAGGCGAAAAAGCACAGTTTGCTATTAAAAAAGCGGCAGTGCCAGCAGCAGCTGCACTTGCTGCAATCGGCGTTGCTCTGGTCGGCGCTACCAAAGCCGCAATGGATGACGAAGCGGAACAGGTACAACTTGCGCTAGCGCTAGAAAACGTCACTGGGGCAACAGACGCACAGATTAAAGCCACAGAGGACATGATTGCGCAAATGAGTCGCGCGTCAGGTGTCGCAGACTCTGAACTACGCCCAGCGTTTGCAAGCCTTGTACGTGGCACAAAGGACATTGCTACAGCCACAGACGCGCTGGCATTGGCACAAGACATTTCTGCAGGGTCAGGCAAAGACCTAGCAACCGTTTCTGATGCTTTGGCTAAGGCTTACGGCGGCAACATGAAAGGTTTGCAGGCACTCTCACCAGAGATTAAAGCCATGATTAAAGATGGCGCGTCACTTGATGATGTAATAAATGTGCTAGGTGGCACGTTTGGTGGCGCAGCAACAGTTGCAGCAGAGACCGCAGCAGGCAGATTTAAGATTTTGCAAAACTCGTTAGACGAGACCAAAGAGTCAATCGGCGCAGCGTTGTTGCCAGTAATCGAGGCAGTGTTGCCGTACCTACAAAAGTTTGCCGATTGGGCACAAGATAACCCAGAGGCGTTTTTGATTATTGCTGGCGCTATCGGCGCAGTAGCAGCCGCAATTGTGGCCACAAACATTGCTATGGCGCTTAACCCATTTAGCCTGATCGCAGCCGGCATTGCCTTGCTAGTTGTTGGTTTAGTCGTTGCGTACAAAAAGTTTGAGTGGTTTAGCACAGGCGTAAAAGCTGTAGTTAACGGCATTATTGGCGTGTTCGAGGTGTGGGCCAATAGTTGGATAAAAGTTATTAACGCAATCATTAAGGGTTACAACGCTTTGCCGTTGCTACCTGATATTGGCTTTATTGGTGAGATTAAGATTGGCAGGGTTGGTGGCGATGATGGCACAACTAGCGGCGGCGGAATAAACATCCCAAAAATGGCTAGCGGCGGCATTGTCAATCAGCCAACATTAGCGATGATTGGCGAGGCAGGCCCAGAGGCCGTAATCCCATTGTCAAAGATGGGTCAAATGGGTGGCGGTATGACTATTACCGTTAACGCAGGACTAATTAGTACACCAGATCAAATTGGGCAAGACATTATTGCAGCAATACAAAAAGCACAACGCCGCAGCGGTCAGGTGTTTGCAGCCGCATGACCGTGCCAGTAATGCAAGTGCTAGTGGGTTTCCAATCCACCACAGGGTTTGGTACACCATTTCAGTTAGATGACTCGTTTTATGGCGTTCTAGACACCGCTGGTCGAGGCACGTTAGGCGGCGTAACAATGGTTGATTTAACCAGCATTGTTGAGTCAGTCAACATCACACGTGGCCGTAACCGACAATTAGACCAATTTAACGCTGGCACAGCCACCATTGCGTTTAACAACCAAACCGAAATACTTAACCCAACAAACACATCTAGCCCGTATTATCCGTTTGTGTTGCCTAGATGCCCGGTGCAAATACTTGCTAACGGCATACCGATCTACACAGGTCTGGTAACAGACTGGAATTTAGATTACGACATCAGCAACAAAGACATAATGTACGCGTCATGCGCTGACAACTTTACGGTGCTAGCAAACCAATCTTTAAACGCCGTAACACCATCATCACAAGCCACTGGTACACGCATAAACGCCATCTTGGACTTAACAGAAATCAACTATCAAGGCGCTCGATCTATAGACACAGGCTCATCAACGTTGGGCGCGTATGCCATAGATCAAGACACCGTTTGCCTTAACTACCTGCAACAAGTCAACACCAGCGAGCAAGGCTATTTGTTTATGTCAGCCAACGGCACACTGACATTTAAGGGTAGATCAAGTGTTCTTAACCCTGTAGCCGGCGCAACCTTTAATACTGACGGCACAGGCCTGCCCTATCAAACACTCATAAACCAGTACGGCGATGAGCTGCTCTACAACTACATTATTACCCAATCACCAGCAGGCGCAGTCCAAACAACCAGCAGTGCAACCAGCATTGCTTTATATCAGGCACAACAATATGCGCTAACTAATTTGCTTAACAGCACCACAGCAGAGGTAGCAGGCTTAGGCAATTACCTGTTGGGCAGATACCAAAACCCTGTGCTGCGCTTTACAGGCCTATCAACCCAATTAACGGCGCTGTCAGAAACTAACCAAAACATTGCGCTAACACTCGATCTGACCAGCATTTGTGGTGTAGTAAAAAACTTTGTTGTGGGCACACCAGCCACCGAAACCCAAACTCTTATTGTGTCTGGGGTGTCTCACAGCATTACACCGGGCAGCCACATCATCTCGTACACTTTTGAGAGTACAGACAGCAATCAGTATCTCACACTTGATGACAGCATCTTTGGTACTCTTGACAACAACTTGTTAAGTTTTTAGAGGAGACATTATGGCACTAAACACAACTTTTGTCGCTGGCAACATTTTGACAGCCGCGCAAATGAATAATTTACCTTTTGGTGTTGTAGGTAAAGCCGAAAACACATCACTTAGTCAAACTGTAACTACCTTGACTGACTTAACTTCGTTGTCTGTTACTTTTACTGGCGTGGCTGGTCGTTTGTACCGTGTTGAGGGAAGGTGTTTGTTGCGAAGTACCGAAGGAACAAACCCAGGAACTTTAATGGTTCGTAACGGGTCTAACACTATTTTGCAGTTGCACATTATTGATTGTGAAATTGCAAACATAGATTATTCGGCGTATGTTTCATCATATTTAACCGCTACAGGTAGCACTACATTAAAATTGTCTGCACAGCGACAAGCAGGTTCAGGAACTTTTACGGCTTCAGGCGGCGGCACATTCCCTGCGCAAATCCTTGTTACCGACATTGGTCTAGCATGACCCTAAAAATTACTGCCAATGAAACCGCGCTTACTGTTGGCTAGCGTCATGCTCGCACTTGTCCTGACCGCGTGCGAAACAACACGCCAAAACGCGCCCACAAACATTTACCAATGTAAAACCGTAAGACAATGCGAGGCAACCATAAATGGCTAAGGAAAAAGCAGAAATAGAACTATTACACGCACGTATGATCGTGTTTGTGGGCTGCACAATTGCAGTCACATTTGCAGTCACCGTGATCGGTTTTGTCATGGGCTTGCTGTTTATCTCACAGCCGCTAGAGCAGTCACCTAATGACGCACAATTTATTGACTTACTCTCGACACTTACAGTGTTTATGACTGGCACATTGTCTGGACTTGTTGCCGCTAACGGACTGAAAAGGAAACCAGCAGATGCCAATACTGCCAGCCAACCCTAAAGTTGTTGGCTCACGGCCATACACAGGTAACAGTGACGGCGCAGCTGCAGGCCCAATACCCGGCATGGATGAGTGGATACGTCAAGCAATTAAATACAGCAACGGCGCGCTTTGGAATAACGGCAGTTGGGGTGTACGCGACATGAAGGGCAACGCTGGGTCACTTAGCGTTCATGCCACTGGTCGAGCGGTTGACTTGTCGTACCGCAAATCAGAAAAGTACCCGCTAGCAAACCGTAAAGGCGCTGTTGCGTTTCTTGACACTGTGCTAGCCAACGCAAACGAATTAGGCATAGAACAAGTGCTTGACTATTTTCCACAAAAGTTTGGGCGCGGCTGGCGTTGTGATCGACAACGCTGGTCGGCCTACACCAAGCCAACTATCGGTGGCGCACCGGGTGGCGATTGGCTGCACTTTGAGGTCTCACCAATGTTTGTCAAGCAACCTGCAAACCTTATACAGCAAGCGTTTAAAAGGGTATTCACCGAATTGCCACAGTACTGCCCTATGGTCGTCGT